TATTTAATCACGGCACTTGTAGCTGTATATTCGTTTTTCGCACCTATACAAGTTATTTTATTAGTCATTGGACTTGCTATTTTTGTAGATACCGTTGTAGCTATTCGACTAACTGACCAAAAATTTAGCAGTCGAAGATTAAGACAAGGATTAGTTGGTAAAATGATCACGTACCAAAGTGCTGTTATTCTTTTCTTCCTTATTGATTATTCAATGGTTAACGAAATGGTTAAGACGGTGTTCTCAGTGGACTACACGTTGACTAAATTGGTCGGGTTATTTCTTGCATCTATTGAGGTGGTAAGCATTGACGAAAAAATCAGAATAAAATACGGAGACGATAAAGGTTTTATTGCCCGTTTTAAGAGGTTTATTTCCAACGCAAAGAAGATAAAGGATAGTTTCTGATGCTTTAATCCGACTTTTAATATGTTTGCACGTAAAATTTTCACACTTAAATACTATTTGTATGTTATTACGTATAATGTTTGCCCTATGTTTAACTTCCTGCTCGGTTAATTACCACCTTAACAAAGCAATTAAAAAAGGTTATCGGTGCGACACGGTTAGTGACACTATCCGAGTGAATAAGTTAGATAGTTTCCTTGTATGGAAACATGACACTACTTATTGGGTGAAGGTAGTAACGTCAAAAGACACTATTATCCACTACAAGACTTCCTACTATCCAAAAACACGCTTTGAAACAAGGTTCGAATACAAACGTTTTAACGACTCTTTGCGTGTAATTCGATTAATGTATAAGGATAGCTTGAGAAGTGCGCTTAAAACGGCTAAAAACGACCTTAAACGTGAACGAGTAGTGCAACGTAAGTCACCACTAAATCAAATTAAGAACTATTTACTCATTTCACTATTTATTCTACTCATAATTTTAATGTTTATTTTGTTAAGAAAAGTTATACTTTAGCAAAAAAAACCTTATGAACTTAGAAACTTACGTAAAATTTATTAAGAAGTGGGAAGGCGGCTTAAGCGGTGACCCTTCGGACTCTTGCTCTGCTATGTATTGCCCAGTACTCAAAGACGGACGCAAATACCACACTAACATGGGTATATGTTACTCGTCTTGGGTAGGTGAGTTCGGACACTCAAACAACGTTCGATTCTTAAACATGAGTAACGAGGATTGGTTTAAGATTTTCCGCAAAGGCTATTGGGACAAGTGTCGAGCTGACGAGTTTAAATGTTTTTCCATTGGTGTAATCGTTACGGGGATGGCTTGGGGATCAGGTCAGCACCGAGCAATTATAACCCTTCAACAAGCGGTTAATAACTTAGGCAAACACGTAGTAGTTGACGGAGATATCGGAATGAAAACTTTGGCGGCCGCAAATGAGTTAGACGATCAAATTTTATTCGATGAACTTATCCGACTTCGTGAGGCTTTTTTCATTGCAATTAGTAAGCCCGGTAGCAAAAACGCTAAATTCCGCAAGGGTTGGTTGAATAGATTAGAAGATTATACTAAAACCTTCCGACCATGACACGCAAAAGACTCTTTTTCGATATTGAAACTTCGCCAAACATAGTTACCAGTTGGCGAATTGGCTACAACTTAAACATAAGCCCCGATAATATAATACATGAACGAGCTATTATCTGCGTTTGCTGGAAGTGGGAGGGTGAAGACGAAGTACACTCTTTGACTTGGGACAAAAACCAAAACGATAAGCACCTTTTAAAGAAGTTTATTAAGGTATTGAATTCAGCTGACGAAATAATAGGTCATAACGGGGATAGGTTCGACATTAAATGGTTACGCACACGCTGTATCTTTCATGACATTGATATGTTTCCTACTTACCGCACCATTGACACGCTTAAATTCGCCAAAAGTGGGTTCTACTTTAACTCAAATAAACTAGACTATATAAGTAAGTTTCTCGGAGTGGGTGCAAAGTCCGACACTGGAGGCTTTCAAACTTGGAAAGACATACTATTCGACAAAAGCGAAAATGCACTTGCTCACATGGTTGAGTATTGCAAAAACGATGTCGTTATATTAGAAAAAGTTTACGACAAGTTACGACCGTACTCCAAGCACAAAGTCAACTACGCTACATTACGCGGTGGTGACAGGTGGAACTGTCCTAATTGCGGAACGGAAGACGTGAAGCTTCGCAAGACCTATACGACTGCGGCAGGAACGATCATGCACTCGTTAGGTTGCAAGGCGGGATGTCGTTCGGCTTACTCGGTAAACAATAAAGTTTACATGGATTGGCTCAAGTTTAAAATGATAAACAATATTTAGTATCTTCGTACCACTTCTTTTTCATGTTAGGTTTAGACGGGGTAATCTTAAGGGGTTACCCTGTTTTTTTTGCCAAATTTTAAGGCTATACCCTGTTTTTTTTGCTAAATTTTAAGGCTATACCCCCCAAGTTTCCCCCCAAGTCACCCCCCAAGTTGTCACATATTTAGGTTTATTTTGTGACAAATGTCACGTTTTTTAAGCAATAAACTTGACAAAATACAAATTCCGCAAAGTTTTTTTTCGTGCTGAAACCATTACTACCATTGACTTTTAAAATAAACTTTACTTTATTTTGTTAAAAAAGTGTGTAAAAGTTTGTGTAGTAATTTTAAAGCACTACATTTGTAAGGTCAATAAGGCACAACATTAAAACTTTTAACATGAAAACAGTAACCGAAATCAGAATGTCAGCAATTAGAGTAATTAACAACATTGTTACTTTAAAAACAAATCTAAAAAATGGCTGCCCAACAGCACAAGAACAATTAGAAGTAGAAATAAAAAGACTTCCACAAATCAAACAATGGGCAATAGAAAACGACCAATTGCAAGAAATTCGCAGTTATTTTGACCACAAAACTTGGGGAATGACTAACCAATTTTCAGCAAGAGAAGTAGCTGATTATTTTTACGAAGCATAAAATGAAAAACTTAATTAACTATTTCACACCACGCAACGCAGACGAGCGTAACGCTTTAGGCGGTCTTTTCGTCGGCATCTTAATCATTTTATTAATCATCATCTTAATCCCTTAAACCATGACAGCATACGAATACAAACAGCAAGTAATTATCGAACAGAAAAACGATAAAATTGAAGCACTTATTGAGGGCTACAAAGAAATAATGCGCCAACTAAACCACAACCAAAAGTTCGCAAAGACGGACGCAGAAAGTATGGCTTACTACACGGCTCGTAATATAGTCGAAGAGACAATGATCGAAATAACTGACATTAACGTAACCGATATATAATATGTACGAAGAAGTAATAACACGCTGTGAATACTGCCGAGGAACGGGAGTTGGAGAATACGTTAGTGAGTACGGACCATTTGGCTTTGACGTTTTAGAAACCTGCCACGAGTGCGAAGGTGACGGAATGATAACTAAACTTATCGACTATGAAGAAGAACAATATTAAGTGCAACCTAACGCACTTTCAAGAGCAGTTAAAACGACAGTTGGCCATCACCCACGGAGACCGTAAGAACTGGTGGACAAACTACAACGCAGACTTAGTAAATAGAATCAGTGAAATTAAAAAAGCAACGACATGAGAAGATTTAAAGTAATTTACAAAGGCTACGCACACAAAACATGGATAGAAATGTTTAAGATAGTGACCGCAGTAAGCCGTGAAGACGCACGAATTAAAGCGGATTTATGGGAGGGAGTAATAATTGATATTTACGAGATATGACACCAGTAGAAAAAGCAAACGAGTTAGTTAACAAGATGTTTAACTGCGACAAATTTACAGACGACACAGCAATGGCTATGCTTTACACACACGCTAAACAATGCGCTTTAATTGCAGTAGATGAGATAATAAATTCAAACCCACACAGTAATCCATTAAATTCACATTTGTATTCAACTATGAATTACTGGAACTATGTAAAAGACGAAATAGAAAAACTATGACCAACGACCTTAAACTAATAGCCTCGACCGCCATCCTCCCGGTACTTGCCGACTTCCTCGAAGACCTAAACGAAGACAAAGCGTTTAAAACCGACATGAAGATGGCTACACTAAACCTCATCGGACAAATACGAAAACTCGATGAGCGGATAATGAAACACGCATCAAACGAAACAACCGAACAACAAGTAAACATACAAATAGCATTTAGACAATGGTTAAAGTCAGCGCAATCTACGGAAGAAAATTAAAGTACATAAAGTCCTACCTTCCAAAACGAAATTTTTATACAATGCATGAATTTTTCTTAGTTTGTCCATGTTCGCATGAGTCATTAAAGGAAGCAAACCGCCTTCGTCAGCTCATGCAATGGCGTCAGGTTGGTATGGTTTGGGCTACGCTCTCAGGCTTTTCACTCACGGAAGCAGGGAAGTTATTTAATAAGAACCATGCAACGGTAATTCACTCGCAAGAAATGGTTAAGTTAGCACTGGAAGGCTACCACCCCGAACTATTAGACAAGCTAAACGAGGTTTTGGAGTGCATCGAAATCACGAATGCTCACGCTAACGACTACAATACCGCTTTGATCATTTCGGCACGACGAATTGAGAACTTGTTGAAAACTCGTTACAAAAGATTAAACCAAATTTAGAATATAGTACTTAAATTAGTAGACAAGTTCGCTTCCACATTATAGAACTTTAAGGTGTTATTTAGCCCTATTAATCAGTAGCGACGTGGAAGCCGTGAAAGTTAATGGGGCTTTTTTATTTATTTAAAACTTGCATTATGGCAGTTAGAAAAATTTTTACGGGTAGTGACGATAGTACTACTGGAGATTATGAGTTGTGTGTTTATGAAGCGGAAGGAAGTATTTTAATTGAAATAGATTCTAAGGATTCGCCACCGGCATACATTAATTTGGATTTAGATACTTTGGAAGAATTGATATTGGAGTTAAATAAAATTAGGCTTTTAATTTCTAGACAATGAACGGCTACGATTTAAGCAGAAATTTCTGCAACTGGGCGTTTGAGAACCCCGACAAAGTAAAACCTATTCACTACGCAATTTTTTATTTTGCTATTGAACACTGCAACCGCTTAGGATGGAAGGATAAATTTGGTCTTCCTTCACAAATGGTTATGGAGGCAATTGGTGTTAAAAATTGGAGAACTTATGCAGCAGGGTTACACGAACTTGTTGAATTTGGATTTATTGAAATGGTGGAAATTAGCAAAAATCAATACTCTTCCAATATAATTGCTATTGTAAAAAATACCAAAGCACCTACCAAAGCACTAGACAAAGCACTGCAAAAGCACAGTACAAAGCACAGTCAAAGCACTGTTAGTATAGTTAAACAAGAAACAATAAACAATAAACCAACTCTTGACGAGTTTGTGGCTTATGGTATTCAACAACTGCCTGACGTAAACACCGAAGCGTTACGACTTAAATACTCGTCGTGGGTAGAAAGTAATTGGATAGTAACAGTTGGAGGTAAAACACGACCAATAAAAAACTGGAAGAGTACACTAAACAACACTTTACCATACTTACCAAAAATGATTAAACAACCAATTGATCCGTTAGTAGTAGAAATGAAACGACAAAGACAAATGTATGGTCTTGAGTAAAGGAAGCGCAAAAGATTATCTTCACGACTACCGAGACGGGAAGATAGCGCAAGGACTCGGTATAAACTGCGACTTTGATGAGTCACTGAGGTTTAAGTACGGGCAGTATGTTGGTATTTTAGGAGCTGATAACGTTGGTAAAACCTATTTTATGACTTGGTACATGTTGGCACTAACGACAAACCACGGTTTAAAGTGGGGTATTTGGATGGACGAAAACTCAAAAGGTCAAGTCCTACGAGATTTAATACAAATGTATTCAGGTATTGCCTTTAATAAACTGACTCACGCAGAAATTGACGCACACAGCGACTACTTAGAAGACTATTTTTTCTTTGTAAACAATAAACTGCAATACACCCCCGACAATTTGTTGAAACAATTTGAACAAATACCTGCGGATGGTTATTTCATTGATCCATTTAACCAACTTGACCACGACATGAACTACGAGAACAACATTAAATTTATCCGTAGCTTAAAACGTTGGTGCAAAATCAACAAAAAGACGGCTTATTTATCAATGCATCCCGTAACTGCGTCAGGCCGTAAAAGCATGGAATACCCGGTAGGCCACGAATGGGAAGGGCAACCAATGGTACCAAACAAATCAATGGCGGAAGGTGGTAAGTTATTCGCAAATATGTGCGACGACTGGGTAAACGTTCACCGACTGACTAAACTTGAGTCAATGCAGTTCTTCACGCTTATTGACATTGATAAAATTAAGGACAAAGACACGGGGGGAGCGCAAACTATGAGCAACAAACCGCTGCAATTTTATTACAACCACGGACTCGGCTTTTTATTTAATGGAGTTGACCCGATTAAGCGACAAAAACAAGAACCTAAAAACAATTTTATTAACGACTTACCTTTTTAACATGAAAGAACTAGATATTTTAACCGCACAAATAAACCTTCGGACACTTGACCAAGCGTTGAGCATGAGCATTGACGACTTGAAGACGAAACACGCTCACCGGGTAGACTTGATTAAGCCGATGGAAACACGATCAGTTGAACTAAAAGAAGCCATGTTAACCTTTTACAGAGTTTGCGAAGACCACAAGCAAGTCGTTAAGAAATACTATTCCGTCTTTGAGGAGAATTTAAGACTGCGGAATGAAAACACGGAACTAAAGAAATTCATATGAGCCAAAAGAGAACAATGCCTACCAAAGCAAAAATAGTTGAACACTGGAACGTAAAATATGATGAAGACTTTAGTGTAAATTATTGTTGGGGTTGCGGACATCAATGTAATTATTTAGAACGTGCGCACCTATTAGCAAAATGTGAAGGCGGTACTGATGAAGAAAATAATTTAATTTTACTTTGTAGAATTTGTCACGTGGCAATTCAAGAACACGTATCTAATACTATTGAAGAAGCCAATCACATTAAAGAAATGATTTTAGAAGGGATGCCATTTCACAAAATACATTCAGTGTTTTATGCTGAAAAAATTAAAAGTGGTATTTATGATAAAACAGATTTAACCCGCATCGGAGTTTCAAAAGAAGACCTTGAACAATTTAAACAAATAATGAAATGAAGTCATGTAAAAAATGTGGCGAAATCTTTACACCATTTTCGACGTTGGACAAGCACTGTTATGTGTGCAAAAAGACGGAACAAGCGTTAAAGAACCTTGCCAAAATGAAAAAGGAAAAGTTGAAAAAGCAAAAGGAAGACCTGCTAACCATCTCCGACTATCTTAAAATGGCGCAACAGGTATTTAACAAGTGGGTAAGGCTTAGGGATCAGGACCAAGGTTGTATAAGTTGCGGCAAAGAAATAAACGGAGTTCGTCACGCATCGCATTATTTAAGTTCTGGAGGTCACTCGTCAGTAAGGTTTCACCCCGACAACGTTTGGGTGAGTTGCTATAAGTGTAACGTCATGTTGTCAGGGAATGGGATTGAATATCGAATACGACTTGTTAAGAAAATAGGAGTTGATCGTGTAGAGTGGTTGGAGGAAAACGGACACGAAGTAAAGAAATGGACAAAAGACGAACTAAAAGAATTAATCACTAAATATAAAAAAAAGATAAAAGATAGTGTGTATTAAAAATAAAACGTATATTTGCATAAACCAATAAGAAAAACAACATGAAAAAAGAAGAAGTAAAAGTTGAAGAACTGGTTAAGGTCATGGGACTTTACCCAAAACTACACGCTGCAAAGCAAAAGATTGGGAAGGTAGTTAAGAACGCCAACAACCCCCATTTCAAAAAGTCGTATGCTGACATTAACGCATTGGTTGAGACGGTCGAACCTATCTTACTCGAACAAGGTTTGCTTTTATTGCAGCCAATAGCCGAGGGAGTAGTTAGCACGTTGATTATTGACATTGAAAGTGGGCAGTCGGTCGTTTCAAGTATGCGCCTTCCCGAAATACAAGACCCTCAAAAGATTGGTTCTGCGGTGACTTACTACCGACGCTATACCTTGCAGTCGTTATTGAGTTTACAAGCGGAAGACGACGACGCTAACAGCGCAAGTGCAACCGTCAAAAACACGAAGCCAACCATAACACAAGAACGCTTTGAAAACGGACTTAGTCAAATCGAGGAAGGCAAGTTAACACCCGAGGCTTTTAAAAAGGCTTTGAGTGGGTTTCAATTAACTGATCTACAAACTAAATCACTTTTATTGTTATGAAAATACGCTGCAGCTCGTTAGGTAAGATAATGACTTCCCCCAAATCAAAGGGGGAGGTCTTGTCTCAAACCGCAAAAACTTACTTAAAAGAACTTGCCATCGAGGAAAAGTTCGGGATCCGTAAGGAGTTCTCAAGCCGTTACACTGACAAGGGTAACATTCAGGAAGACACCGCCATCGAAATGGCATCTAAGGTATTGAGTTTGCCGTTTGCGCTCAAAAACACGGAATACTTCGAGAATGAATTTATCAAAGGAACGCCCGACCTCATACTTGAAGACGAAATAATCGATATCAAATGTTCGTGGGACGGCACTACCTTCCCTTGGTTTGAGGATGAACTTCCTAACAAAGATTACTTTTGGCAACTTGTAGGATATTGTTGGCTCACTGGACGAAGCAAAGCCCGTGTAGTGTATTGCTTAGTCGACACCCCCGAAGACATTGTGCAAGACGAGATTAGACGAACCTCTTGGAAGAAATTCGAGATTGACGTAACCGAGGAAACCGAAAACGAAGTTCGAGCGAAACACGAATTCTCTCATATTAGCGAAAATAAGCGTGTTAGAGCGTATTTAATAGCCTTACTTGACGAAGACATTGACAAGGTAAAAGAAAAGCTATCACACGCAAGGGAATACTACAACGACTTAATCAATAAATTATGAAAACAGCAGTAGAATTTTTAATGGAAAAATTACAATCTCAAGGATTACTTCCATACATTGAAGAAATAAATGAATTGGTAGCCTTTAGAGAAGCATTAACAATGGAGAAAGAACAGATTGATGATGCGTATGATTCTGGCTGGTATGATGGTTCTCAAGAAGACCCAGAAAATAGAGTATATAAAGACTATTATAATGAAACCTTTAAATCAGTAGAACAATGAAAACAGCAGTAGAATGGTTAGTTGAACAATTGGAGCTTGATATGTATCAAGATTTAGATGACAATACAATTAAAATAATTGACCAAGCCAAAGAAATGGAGAAGGATCAACTTGGTGCTTTGTATTTAACTTTGCTATTGAATACTCCAGACATCACAAAATTTGACTTTGAAGAATGGTATAACCAAAAGACGAACAAATGAAAGTAGATAGAATAGTTATCCAAGTACTAAACCAAATAGCCGACCGCAGCGAGAAGGGATTGGAGAAATACGGAACGAACCTCGAAAGAACCGACTTAGAGACCTTAGATTGGCTACAACACGCACAAGAAGAGGCAATGGACCTTTGTCTATATTTAGAACGACTTAAAGAGCAAATCAAAAACAAACAATTATGAGTTACGAACACAAACCAAACACGGGTACACTTTTCCCTAACAACAAAAAAGCGGACAATCACCCGGACTACAAGGGTAAAATCAAAGTAGGTGAAGTTGAATACGAACTTGCAGGGTGGGTTAAAAAGACGGACAAAGGACAATTCCTTTCGTTGAAACTATCCGAACCCTTCCAACCTACACCGCAGAACACCAGTGAAAATATTGCGGACTCAACTGGTATCCCATTTTGAGAGTAGCTGAACTTACCCAACTCAACGGCTTTCTTCGGGAGGTCGTTGAGTCACGGCTTGAGGTGGAAAGTATGAGGTCATTTTGCCGACGATCAAAAGTACAGTGTAGCCAAGTCAAAAAGTTATTGAATAACCAAGGCGGCTTAAACACGACCACCGTTGAGAGAATAGCACACGCATTGATTGACTCACGCTACGAAGCGCAAGACATACTTAGCCAAAACTATCAAATAAGAAGACCTTTGGGCCATTAATAATTACATCGCTACATGAGATATGTGGCAAATTTTAGGACTTAAACTATAACAAAATGAAAGAACAGACAGCAGTAGAATGGTTGGTTGAATATTGTGAAAGAGAAAATTGGAGTATGCCAAATCATATAATTGATATAGCCAAAGAAATGGAGAAGGAGCAGATGAAAAATGCTTACCACGATGACCGACCAAGTTTATCATATTTTGAGTCAGGCAAAGCATTTGAAGAATACTACAATGAAAACTATGAAGCGCAGGAAACCAATTGACCGAAACTATGTAAGATATCGGATGCGAAGACGGACAAAATTCGATTTGTGCAGATATTTATTTCAACTTCCATCTTTTGAACTATTGAACCCCGAGGAATAACTTGGGGTTTTTTTGTTGGTTAATAAATAATTGTATCTTTGACTAAAATCTAATCATTATGGAATACGTTTTTTTAATTGCGTTGGGGTGGTTTATTCAAGAGTTCGAACCGTTCAAATATATTGCCGAGTGGGTTTACGACCGAATTAAACCAAGACCAATTTTAGAATACATTTTCGGCTCGTTGGAGTGTTGGCAGTGCTGCACATTTTGGAGTGCGTTAGCTGTCACTTGGTCGTTTGAAAAGGCGGTCATCTCGTCGTTTATTGTTTTCGGTTTGCAAATATTGCACGAAGGATGGATGCGCAGGAAGTAGACTTGTTTGAGCAACTCAAAGACGAGTTTAACACTGGTAAGGTGAGCAAGGTTACTGCCGTTCGATGTCGTGATGTTTGGAACGTTTACAACCCTACAAGGAAAATCATCTATTGTATGTGTTCGTCAGTTCAAAGACGGATATACGGCAAGGACTTTATCGAATGGTATGAAAGTTACAATAGATAAATTCTACACTGAGAACTACAAGACCTTGGTTTTAGCTGCGAAAAGACGAATTACGCAACTGAAGAAAAATATAGAACCCGAAAGTTTAGTAAGTTCTTCCTATTTGTATGTAGTAGGTAAAGCCGACACCATTACGGAAGAAGAAATACCACGCTTGGCGTTTGGGTTTATACTATTGGAACTTATCCGCACCAACTCACAAACAAACCTTAAGGAGAGACTTAACCCGGTAGACCTAGACTTTGACATTTCCGACACGAATAACCAAAGCGACCAATTAGTACTTAAAATAGATGTAAGCGACTTTGTCAATACGTTGAACCGAACCGATCAAATTATTTTTGAAGTGTATTTTAACAAGGGCAAAACGACAAAGAGAGACCTTGCGGAACATTTTAATATAGATCCGTCGAGTGCTTTGATTTATATTAATGAGATTAAAGAAAAATTTAAGAAATATGTTGCAGATAAAGAAACAATATAAGGGGGTAAGCGTCGAATACTTACTGGGGACTGTCCGAGTGACAAAGAAAATTGAGCAGCTGACGGAGAAGGATATAGAGACCGCTCAAAAGTGGGGGTTAAACTTGGGGAAGTACTTTGACGAAAACACGGAACTACCAACCGAAGAACCAACCATACTACCAACCATTGCATACGAAGGTATAGACGTCAAACCTAAACGCAAAAAGAAATGAAGTTGAGCCACCTATTCGCCTTCCTTGTCGCTTGTCTTACGTTTGTGGCAGCGTTGAGTTTGATTTACCACCAAACCGACTTAGTAATGACATTTTCGGGATGGTCACTTATAAGTTACATTTGTTATCTAATTGCCATAACAGGTGAAAACACGGACAAATGAATATAATAGACCGATATAACCAAGCATTTGCAGCATCTAAGATATCGTTTGACTACGACGGAGTATTAAGTACAGCCAAAGGAAAGGAAAAAGCAGCGCAGTTGATCAGCGACGGAAACACGGTTTATATAATAAGCGCAAGGGGAAGTAAAGATAATATGCTAACCACAGCAAAAGCCTTAGGAATATCAACAAGCCGTATATACGCAACTGGAAGCAACAAAGCAAAGGTCGAAAAGATTAAAGAGTTAGGTATTCAAACACACTACGACAACAACCCCGACGTAATTAAAGAACTCGGAAGCGTAGGTAAATTATTCACCAATGGCTAATTACTACCTACTAGACGCAGGGAAGAACATGACCAAGTTTGCAGCTGCACTGGAAGACGAACTAAAAGCCCACGAAGCACACGTCGTTATGTACCTGACCGATGTGGACGGGTTAATGTGCTTGGAAGAAATAACCGAAGATGAATTTTTAGACCACTACACCAAAAACACGAAAGATGAAAAGTAAGTACATAGAAACACCCGAAAAGATGTGGGAGTTATTTGAAGCGTACAAAGCAAATAGGCAACCACGTGAAATACAAAAAGCAACCGTTAAAGGGGTAGTATCAGAGTTCCACCTTCCACCGCTTACGATGGAGGGGTTTGAGAATTATTGTTACGAAAATGTTGGACACGTACACCAATACTTCGTTAATCAGGAGGGGGCTTATTCTGCGTATCTGAACATCTGTTCGCACATTAAGAGAGTAATCCGTCAAGACCAAATCGAGGGCGGAATGGTCGGACAATATAATCCGTCAATCACCCAACGACTAAACGGACTCACCGAAAAAACGGACGTGACAACTGGAGGGGACAAGTTGAATAAAGTGGAAATTGAAATTATCCGTTCAAGAAGTGAAGGCAATTAAAATCACTGACGAGATTCTAAGCAAAGCTAAAGAGTGGTCAACATTTTCGGGTAATAATTTTAGCATACGGAAAGACGGAGGAAATAGATTAGTAGGTGACATTGCCGAAGTTGTATTTCAGTTGATGTACCCAAGCGCACAACGTATTTCAGACGTAGACCGAAACGCTGACTTTTTAATTAAAGGTAAACGAGTCGACGTAAAATGCAAAGATCGTAGCGTTGACTGCCAACTAAATTATGAGGTGTCTATTGAGACAAGGCAATTGGACTTTAATGTAGATTGGTATGCGTTCTTTTCGTTTAATAACAAAACGTCAGTTATTCAATTTTTAGGGTGGGCAAGTAAAGACGAATATCTAAACAAATCTAAGCCACTAAAAAAAGGTGACGTTGACCCTTCCAATGGGTGGATAGTAAACGTTGACTGCAATAACTTAAAAGTATGCGAATTAAAAGCACCGTAATCTTTGAGAAAAACTGGGACGCACTTACCAACTCGGAGGTGCGTTTCATAATTAACGAAGGTGGCTCACGATCAAGTAAGACGTATTCGCTTTGTCAGATGGTTATAGTGTACTGCATACAAAACCCGAACAAGGTAGTGAGTATAGTTCGTAAGACCTTCCCTGCGTTGAGGGCAACTGTCATGCGTGACTTCTTCGAGATTCTTAAAGACCTTGATATCTACGAAAAGACGAACCATAACATGAGCGAGAATATATACCGTTTCCCTAATGGGTCAATAGTGGAGTTCTTCTCGGTAGATGACGAGCAGAAGATACGAGGCCGTAAGCGTGACATAGGATGGTGCAACGAAGCAAACGAGTTATGGTTCGAGGACTTCCAACAGCTGAACATGAGAACCGAGGATAAACTGATATTTGACTACAACCCGAGTGAGTCGTCTAGTTGGCTTTATGAGTTACCGCCTCACGAAAGTAAGTTAATCAAATCCACGTACCGGGACAACCCGTTCCTGCCCGAAAGTATTAAGCGACAAATTGAAGACCTTAAGCGGACGGACGAAAGCCTTTACCAAATCTATGCGTTAGGTGAAAAGGCAATAAGCAAATCTAATATCTATAATAACTGGACGTTTACTAAGTCACGCCCTTCGAGGTTTACTAGTTTCGTCTACGGACTTGACTTCGGATATAATCACCCGACTGCGCTTGTTAGGGTATATTGGTCGGACGGTGACATTTACATTGAGCCCGTAATTTATCAAAGCTACCTTACCACTTCGGAGTTGATTCAAAAGTTTAAAGACCTAGATATCGAAAAGACGGTTGATATAATGGCGGACTACTCACGACCCGAAATAATAGCCGAAATGCAAAACGCAGGGTATAACGTGAACAACGCCAACAAGTCGGTCAAGATGGGGATAAACTACGTCAAGACCTTCGGGGTGTTTTGTCAGGAGGAACCAACCCTCAAAAAGGAATACGAAAACTACAAGTGGAAGAAGGTAGGCGACATGATCCTTGACGAGCCAATCAAACTTTACGACGATGCAATGGACGCCGTTAGGT